CGACCGCCACGATGGACGGTCTGACCACGACCAGCGTGACCATTCCGGCAGGCTATACCGCAGGCGGTACGGTGTCGCTGACCTCGGATATTGAAGAAGCCCTCGCGGCTATCTGAGGTGAATATGAGCATTGAGCAAGAAATCACACGGCTTGTTGACGCAAAAGCAGCCTTCAAAAGCTGGCTTACCGCCAAGGGCGTGAGCGTTCCCAAGGATGCTCTTTTGCCAAGCATGGTCGATCTATTGGCGCGTGTGCCCGCAGGCGGAGAAAGCAAACCCGCCGACATTACCGTTTCCAACCATACAACCACGGCTTTTACCGCATATGGGCCGGACGGCTCTGTTTCCGTTCCGGGAGAGTCGGATGTGGAAATGACCTCTGTGGTTGGAGGAATGATCCATCTTTCCTGTCTGCGGAAAAATCTTTCTTATGCCGCGATACCCGGCGAGGTCATCAGCAGCTCCGCATCGGGCGCTTACCTTAAAATCACAGGCACCCCCTGCACGGTGTATATCACTGTAAACCCCATCATATAACCCGCGCGGAAAGGAGGCGGCAGTATGGCAGACAATTTCGGTTTAAAAATCGGTCTTGAGGGCGAAAAGGAGTTCAAAAAGGCCATTGCGGACATCAACCAGTCCTTCAAGGTCCTCGGCTCGGAGATGAAGCTGGTGTCCTCCGAGTTCGGTAAAAACGACACCTCCATGCAGGCCGTCGCCGCCCGGTCGGAGGTTCTGAACAAGCAGATCGATGCGCAGAAGCAGAAAATCGAAGTATTGCGGCAGGCGCTGAAAAACGCGTCGGAGTCCTTTGAGGAAAACGACCGCCGCACCCAAAGCTGGCAGATCCAGCTGAACAATGCGGAAGCAGCGCTCAACGACATGGAGCGCGAACTGAAAGCCAACAACGACGCGCTCTCCGAAGCAAACGACGGCTATACGGACGCAGAAAAATCCGTGTCCAAGATGGCAGATGAAATGGACGATGCCGCAAAAAATGCCAGGGACATGAGCGGCAAGATCGACGATGCCGGAGAGAAAGCGGAGAGATCCGGTGACAAGTTTGAAAAGCTGGGCAGCGTTCTCAAAGGCATCGGCACGGCGATGGGCGCGGTCGCTGCCGCTGCCGGGGCCGCCGCTGTCAAGCTTGGCAAGGAAGTCATTTCTGCCTATGCCGACTATGAGCAGCTGGTGGGCGGCGTGGATACGCTGTTCAAGGACAACTCCAAGGAGCTGCAAAGCTACGCTGCAAACGCCTATAAAACAGCGGGTTTGTCTGCAAACGAATACATGGAGACGGTCACCTCGTTCTCCGCAAGTCTGATCCAGTCTCTTGGCGGCGACACCGAAAAGGCGGTCAAGTACGCCGACATGGCGATTACGGATATGTCCGACAACGCCAACAAGATGGGGACGGATATGTCCATGATCCAGTCGGCGTATCAGGGCTTTGCCAAGCAGAACTACACGATGCTGGACAACCTGAAGCTTGGATACGGCGGCACGAAATCCGAAATGGAGCGGCTGCTGGCCGATGCCGAGGCGATCTCCGGCATCCACTATAACCTCGAATCCTATGCCGATGTGGTAGATGCCATCCATGTCATTCAGACGAGCATGGACATCACCGGCACGACCGCAAAGGAAGCGGAACACACCATCTCCGGCTCCATCAACGCCTTGCAGGCGGCGGGAAAGAACCTTCTCGTCGGCTTCGGAAATGCGGATGCGGATATGGAGCAGCTGTGCGGGAATATGGCGGAGGCGCTGAAAAACGTCATCACTAACATTACACCGGTCATTGAGAATATCGTAAAGGCGCTGCCCACGGCGACAAAGGCGTTATTGGAAGCCATTGCAGAACTGCTTCCCACGCTGCTGGATACTGTGACGCAGCTTTTTTCACAGCTTCTGACTACCATTCTGGAACTGCTGCCCCAGCTGATTCCCGCAGCTGTGCAGGCGGTCATGACCATCACGCAGGCAATCATCGACAATCTGCCGCTGCTCATTGACGCAGCAACCCAGATGATCGTGTCACTGGTGCAGGGGCTTGCGGACGCGCTGCCGCAGTTGATCCCCGCCGCCGTGGAAGCAATTACGACCATCGTGCAGGGACTCATCGACAACCTTCCGCTCCTGCTGGATGCGGCGCTGCAACTTATCCTCGGTCTGGCGCAGGGACTTCTGGATGCCTTGCCGCAGCTGATTGAATCCCTTCCTGCCATCATTACGGGCATTGTGGATTTCCTCATTTCGGGCATTCCACAGATCATAGAGACGGGTATTCAGCTTCTGACCGCACTGGTGGATGCGCTGCCGGACATCATTGCAGCAATCGTGGAGGTCCTGCCTCAGATCATTGACGGCATCGTCAAGGCATTGTTGGAAGGCTTGCCGCTGATCGTGCAGGCGGGTATCGACCTGTTGGTATCTCTGGTGCAGAACCTACCGGAAATCATTCAGACCATTGTCGCAGCCCTCCCCCAGATCATCACCGCCATTGTGGACGCTTTGCTGGCATCCATCCCGCAGCTGGTGGAGGCGGGTGTGACGCTGTTTATCGCCCTCATTGAAAACCTTCCAACCATTATTCTGGAGATTGTCAAGGCGGTCCCGCAGATTATCGAGGGAATTGTCACCGCCTTCACGGAGTCCATTCCGAAAATCGTGGAGGTCGGCGCGAACCTTGTGCGCGGACTGTGGGAGGGCATTCAGTCCCTTGCCTCGTGGCTTTGGGATAAGGTCAGCGGATGGATCAGCTCCATCTGGGACGGCATTTGTGACTTCTTTGGAATCGCGTCCCCGTCCAAGGAGATGGGCTGGGTCGGCGAGATGCTGGTGGAGGGTCTTGCCGGGTCCCTCGACAAAAACGGCAAGACGGCAGTGCGCTCGGCGGAGCATCTGGCAGACGGCATTTCCTCTGTCATGCAGGACATGACGGCAGATATGCAGACTGCCATTCCGTCTCATATCAACATGGATACGACGCTTTCCGGGCTTTCCGATGTCGGGCGGACGTTCAGTGGACAGGCGTTCAACGTCACCATTCCGCTCACCATCGACGGCACGACGCTGGCCCGGATTCTGGCGGAAATTCAGTGGACACAGAATGCGGCCTATGTGCGCAATCTTGGAATGGCATAAGGAGTGACACAACATGATTGAAATTTATAACAGTGCCGGAGTTCTGCAATGCAGCTTCCCGCGCGTGCTCTCCGCCTCCCTCTGCGACAAGCTGTCCGGGGAGCGGACGCTTTCGTTTTCCGTCCTCGCTTCCCGGTCGCAGCTGCTGTCTGTTGGCATGACCGCGAAGCTGGACGGTCAGTTTTATACCGTTGTCCGTGTATCCAAGAAGATCACGGGCGGCTTTCCGGTCACGACGGCGCAGTGCGAACACATCACCTATCTGCTGAACGAGGAGCAATACAATCTCGTGACCTTTGTTTTTGAGGGTACTCCGGCAGACGGCATGGCTCAGCTGCTGTCCTGCACGCCGTTCTCCGTTGGTGTAATCGAAGCGACTGGGCGCGTGGAATGTGCGTTCACCGACCAAAGCCCACTCAGTCGACGCAGTGCGCTCATGCGCTTTATTGACGCCTGCGGCTGCGAGGTAGAGTACGACGGGTACAAGATCAACCTGCGCAGGCATCGCGGCAGCACCGTTCGCAAATCTTTGATGGACGGTGAGAATGTGACCGATCTGACTGTGACCATTGACAGCCGGGAAAATACGCAGTCTTACGAAATTTCGCTTTTCAAAATGGCCGACTTGCAGGCGGGCGATGAGGTAAACATCACCTATACACCGATGGGCGTGAATGTGGACACGCGCATCATCAGTATTGAGTACGACCCCTTTTACCGATACACCGTGCGGGTGGAGGTCGGCGATTATGTGCCGAATCTGCTTGCATCCACCGCAACACAGTTAGATCGGGTTCGGCAGGAGTTTAAGGCTGCGGACGGGAAGCTGCTTTCGAGCATCCAGACTGTAGACGGTGATCTCTCCACGCTCTCGCAGACCGTGAGTGGTTTCAATACGCGTATTGAAAACGCTGAGGGCGCGGTATCCACGTTGTCCCAGACGGTCGGCGGTTTCAATACACGGATCGAAAATGCGGAAGGCTCCGTTTCCACCCTGACGCAGACCGTGAACGGCTTCAAGACCCGCATCGAAACGGCAGAGGGCAACATCACCTCAGTCACGCAGACGGCGAATAAGATCAACTGGCTGGTGAAGTCCGGCACATCTGCTTCTGATTTCACCATGACCGACCGGGCCGTCAAGCTGGTGGCAGACAAAATCGACCTCTCCGGCTATGTGACCATCTCCGACCTCGGCACGGCAGGCAAAACCACCATCAATGGCGCGAATATCACCACCGGCACCATCCATGCCGACCGCATCGACACCTCCACGCTGAAGGTCAAGACCATCTACTCTCAGTCCGGCAAGGTCAGCTTGAAGGAATATACCAGCACCACCATGTACATCGGCGGCGACGGAACATGGAATTACGACTACACCTATATTTTCGCCGGAACACAGATCAAACTTGCTTCGTGGGATGGCGTTGGCACACACGCGCTCATTGTGGAAACCACAAACCACTGCATCCGTCCTGCAACGATCGTGGACTGGGATCTGGGGAATGCCTCCTATCCTTTCGGCAACCTTTGGTGCGAGAACATTCAGATCCGCTCCGGCTCGAACACAGTTGCACGATTTGGATTCAACAGCGGCACCTTTGAGTGCCTGTTCTCCGGAGCTGCGGTCAACCGTCTCGGCTCGTCCACCTATTACTGGGACACGGGCTACATTGAAAAGCTATACCTCAGTTCCAACTGCTATCTTTCCGCCAGTGCAGGAAAGCTGTGCGTCAACGGCACAGCCATTGGCGGTGGTTCTGACCCCAACATGGCCGGAGCAGAAGTCAAGATGGGCGGCAGCACCAGCTATTACATCACGGCAAACACTTCCCGCGAACTGAAACCGTCCTCAAGCAGCACCTCATATCCCTTTTATCTCGGTACTTCAAGCCTCTACTGGCACTATGCCTACCTCGGCTCCGTGCAGGTAAAAATCGGCTCAAGCAACAGCTCAAGGATCGGTTTCTTTTCCACTAGTCCCATCGCACGGCAGACGCTCAGCACCTATTCGCAGAATATGGGCTATTCGTCAGCAAGCTCATCCAACTATCTGAAAATTCTGAACAACCTGGTCGGCATCCTTATGAAATACGGGCTGATCGGCACTTAAGGAGGAAAACGCACATGAAAGTACAACTGAAAGACATCGTTCTGGCAGTTCCGGCACTGTCCAAGCTGTCTGCCGGAGATCTGCAGCTTCGTCTTGCCTACAAGCTCAAGCGCATGATTTCTGCTTTGCAGAAGGAAGCGGATTTCTTTACCGAACAGCGGCAGAAGATTTTTGAAAAATACGGCACAGCAAAGGAGGACGGCAGCTTTGATTTCTCCGAAGAGAACGAGCCGAAAGCCGCCGCCGAACTGGAGGGACTGTTAGAGATGGAGGTCATGCCGGATGTGGAGGTCATCGACATTCCCATCACGGAAAACCTGCTGTTATCTGCAAACGACATCGGGCTGCTGACGCCGTTTGTTCATTTTACAGAGGAATAAGGAGGAAACGAATATGAAACAGATTTGGAATGGCATTCAGGTCGCGTTCGCTGCCCTGGGCGGCTTTCTTGGCTGGTTTCTCGGCGGTGTGGACGGATTCCTGTATGCCCTGATTGCCTTTGTGGTGATCGACTACATTACCGGCGTTCTGTGCGCTATTTCGGACAAGAATCTTTCCAGCGCTGTGGGCTTCAAGGGTATCTGCCGGAAGGTGCTGATTTTCACCCTTGTGGGCATCGGAAACATTCTGGATGTCTATGTGCTCGGTGGGACAGGTGTTCTGCGAACGGCGGTCATTTTCTTCTACCTTTCCAACGAGGGTGTGAGCCTACTGGAAAACGCCGCACACCTGGGCCTGCCGATCCCCGAAAAGCTGAAAGAAGTGCTGGAGCAGCTGCATGACCGCGCAACCGATGAAAAGGGCGGTGAAGAGTAATGGCTTACACGAACAGCCCCTTGGTGTCCTACACCAAGCTCAGCCCGAACCACTCCGGGCAGCGCACCCACAGCATTGACCGCATCACGCCCCACTGCGTGGTGGGTCAGTGCAGCGTGGAGACGCTCGGCAATGTATTTCTGCCGACATCCCGTCAGGCAAGCTCCAACTACGGCATCGGTGTAGACGGCAGAGTCGGGATGTATGTGGAGGAGAAGAACCGTTCCTGGTGCTCGTCCTCCGCTGCCAACGACCAGAGAGCCGTGACCATTGAGTGCGCCAGTGATGCCACTGAGCCGTATGCGTTCAAGGATGTGGTGTACCAGCGGCTCATTGAGCTTTGCACCGACATCTGCAAACGCAACGGCAAAACCAAGCTGCTCTGGCTGGGCGATAAGGACAAGACGCTCGGCTATACGCCCGCACCGGATGAGATGGTGCTGACCGTCCACAGATGGTTTGCGAATAAATCCTGCCCCGGCGACTGGATGTATGCCCGCATGGGCGATCTGGCATCCAAGGTCACGGCAGCTCTCGGCAGCGAGGTGAAGCCGATCGAACCGACCCAGCCCACTGGCACAATCAAAGCTGGCGACCTCGTGACCATCACGGGCAGCACCTACTATGGCGGCAAAGCCATTCCCGGCTGGGCGAAGAAACTCCGCTGGTATGTCTGTGAGGTCAGCGGGGACCGTGCAGTCATTAACAAGGACGAGTCCGGTAGGTATGCCATCATGTCGCCGGTCAAAACCTCTGCGCTTGCTGTGGCAGCCACGAAACCCGCC